TAGTTCGCCAAACCCATCATCCCGCATCTTTTTAATGATTTCTATCTTGTTGAAATTACACTCAAAGTTCTCCACAGCGTTACGAACAAAGTCTTTGGATTGTGGTGACATCATCGGAGAATAAAGTTGCATCATTTTGTAATTATGCTCAATAATTTGTGAACCGCTGATAATATTGTCATGAAATTTTAGTTTTTTATCGACCTTTTCACAAAAAGATACCACATCGTCAATAGTATAGTCCTTAGCGGCACCTAGAAATCCAAGACGCCGTTGTATAGTTTTAAACCCTACCGATTTAATACCTGGGAGATTATCTGACGCGTCTCCTACCAGGGCCCGGGCGAGTGCCATGTTGCGGGGGTGAACCCCTAGCTCCTCAACGATGCGCTTTTTATTATAAACGATATCGCTAGTGGGGCGGTACACAACAGTTTCATCATCACAGAGTTGATAAAAATCCTTGTCATTTGAGACAACTACTTTCTGCCACCCATCATAGTGAGGCATTCGTGTGAGATAAGAGATAACATCATCGGCCTCTACCTCTGGCAACATCACTTGCACAATAGGCATCTGGTTAAAATACTCGATGGCGCGTGTCTGTTGCCAAATTCTATTTTTCATCTCTTCGTTTTCGGTGAGCGCCTTCACGGCGCGATTCAAACGAATTGGCTTGCGGCCTCCTTTATAATTCTTATCCATAGATCGGCGTTTGCGCGAGCCATTCGGCCCATCCCACACAATCACAATCTCATTCGGCTTTGTCATCCGTACGAGCTTCTGCACAATCTTGAGGGATCCTTTGAATCCTCCGATTGGCTCTCCGTTTGTCGAGAGACTTGGATCTACGATGTACGCTCTCAAAAACATATTGAGAGCATCAATAATCAACACTCTTTTCATAGTTTATAACTTCCTGCTATTTTGTTGTTAATAGTATATACGACACGCTTTACACCAACATGCTTAAGGGCCTCATGGCACATGGGACATGGTTTAGAAAGCTTATAACCACCCTCTCGACCCACTCGGGCGACGTATATGGTGGCACCCTCGGTGATGCCGCGGTCCATCCCCAGGATGGCACCAAGTTCGGCGTGGAGGGTGGTTTTTCCTGCGTGTTCTTTTTGAAAGCGCGAACCAAATGCGCAGTAATTGTTCTTATTGAATGAAACATTCCGAACGGATCCCTTTACGAGCACGGCGCCATGGCGATAATCTGGATAAGAGGATTGATTCGCCATTCGGCGCGCTAGCTCCATGTAACGACGCGTTTTTCCAGAATAATGATGAAACTTTTCCGCCCCATAATCCGAATCATATTCGCTAGCTACTGTAGACACAAGGCCCTCCCACAAGCTTATACTTAAGTATAGCGCAATGCAGAAGGGCTGTCAAGTGATTTTTAAACTGGATCAGAGTAGAACTGATCTGCTGTTCCCTCGCGCTTATCGAACTTTTGCACCACTTCCTTGTCCATTAATTTTAAAATGATCGCTCTAAACTCTTTGTCAGATGCTAGTAGTTCTGTCCACTTTGAGGGCTGAAATTTCTTCTCGTAGCCGTCCGCTGTCTTAAGCGTATACCACGCTCCTGCACTGGTCAAGCATTCGGATCCCTTCACGGCGTCAAACCACGACTCTTCATCGCGAATACCAACATCTTCTGTCCCCCATAGAATGCGGAAAGCACAAGTTCTACCCTGTGTCCCAAAACGAGACTTCTCCAGCTTTACCTTAACCTCTGATCCGATGCGAAAGCCCTTCTCGTCTTCGATGAAGGAGGCTTTGGCTTTGCGACCAGTGAGCCAGATTCGCAGGGAATAAGAATAATGCATCGCCTTTCCGCCCGGCGTCATGTATGGTGTCGTCATTGCAATAATGCGAGCGTTGGGGCCGCTGGGGATATTTGTCTTAAGCTGGTTGAGAACTATAAAGGTTGCTTGGCTATCGGCAATCGGAATAATTAACTTCGACATTCCCTTTGCAAGTATGCGAGCCTTTACCGCCATCGAAGATTGCGGATTAAAGTCTCCCTCTACATCAGACACGGAGGGGGTGAGTGCTAGTGAGTCCCAGATAAATACAAGCTGTTCATCTGTGGCGCCCAGCAGTTCTTCCACTGTCTCCAATACAAACTCCACAGAGGACGCTTGAACGTACATTAAACGCTCTAGGTCGCACCCTGCTCGCTCTAAGAAGCCAGGGTCGATGGCAGACTCAGAATCGAAGTAGACAATCATCTTGCCCTGTTTCTGGGCGTTTGCGGCTATCTGTGCAGCCATGTATGACTTGCCAGTACTTTCCAGTCCAGCTAACTCTGTAACTTTTCCGACGGGTATGCCAGCGACCTTGCCTCGACAAACAATAGAGTCAAGCCAGCGTGATCCAGTTGGAATCCACTCCTTTACTTGTGTTGGGTTTTCACCCGTAAGATCGTGGGCGACATTGCGGCCGGCTTTTTTGTTTACAAGACTCATAAGATCTTGCAGTGATACTCTGCCGGCCTTTACTTTGGCTTTGCGGGCCATGGGCTCTCCTTAAAAAAATGCGGCACCCTATTTCAGCCGGGGTGCCAGCGGCTCTGTACAAACCTAATTACTTGGTAGACATTAGATCATCAAACGCTCGGTCCACGTCGCTTTTGTTATTTCCATATTTCGTGGTTTCCGTCGAGCGGCTTTCGGCAGTACGACTGCCGGCCAATTGTTCATCCAAGATTGCATTGATTTCTTCGGGAGTATGACGCTCAAATAAGGCATCAATATCGGGGATACTATCAAGGAGGGCAGAGATAGCTTCCTTATCCTCCAATAACGAAGAAGTGTTTCGACGCATCTTTAGGTTTGTTTGTGGATATGCCCCCGGTGCGGTGGGCTTTGTGTAAGTAAGTGAAATATCAGTTCCTTCCATAGGATCTGTGATATCTCCATAATCCGGGTCTAGAATATAGCCCAGAAGATTCTCGTAAGCGCGCTTGCCGTAGCCATAAACCTTGACTCCTTCGTTTTCGCGTCCACGAATCACTACAGGCGAGAAAAAGCGAGCACGAACGAATAAAGACTTAGCAAGCTTCTTGCTTTCTTCGTCGTTCTTGTCTACGCCTTCGCGCCATAATTGGGAAGCAAATTCGCAAATGGGACATTGTTCCCCAAAGTTGCGCTTGGGACAGACGATGCCGCCACGATGCTCCCCTACATTATAATGGAAATGCACTTCCTTCAGTGGATCTCCGTCGGGTGCCGGGACAATTCGAATGTCCTGATCCCCCTCGTCTGGTCTGAACCAAACTGACTGTTCCTTGGTTCCCTCACCACGCAAAGTAGCAAGCTTTTCTCTCATTAGTTCCATATTAATTGACATTTATTTTCTCCTTATATTATGTCTAAAGTATATCAAGCGTTCCTTGATATCTAATGTAACACTCTTGATCTATCTTGTCAAGAGTCTTTTTTGACGTTTTGTGTTGCGTTTGTATAGGCCACACAAAACCCAAAATCGTTCCCATGAGGAGTCTCATAGATCGCATAGGATACCTTTCGAAAAGCGTTTCTTGGCTTTTCTTTTAGAATATCTACAATCCTTTTGTGGAGACTCCCATCGGTTTCTAATTTTTCCTTATCTATACATAAATAATAACACACCTCTCGCTCCATGTCAAGATCAAAAAACCACTTTTCGTCAACTTTTTTGGGATCCACCATTCCTATGGTGCGGATACGACTTGTGGTTGCTGGCTGCGACATTACTCCTATTTCGGGCTCGTTGTGATCGAAGTAATTTAAATAATGAACTGTTGAGGCTATGGCTGAGTTGAGCTGTTCATAAAACTTCTTAATAGGCACATTGCCCAGGGCCTCTTCCAGGTTTTTATTAGATAAAAGGGTTATTGAATTGAAAAGCCCGGAGCGAGCATACTCCTGTAATACTCCAAATGCAGCGTTATCCATTAGCTTGGGAATGCCCGTCAACAACTCGACGTCTGGCTTGATATAAAATACGTCTATTTTTTTATCTTTTATTTGCTCCAAAATGCCCAAAGTATAATTTGAACTGTAGGACGACCCAACAACAAATACTTGAACGTGCTCATCGATTTTAGAAAAATACTTTTTTAAATTCGGAACATTGTTCTCATATTCCTCGGGACTTTCAAATCTTTTAAGGCGCCTCTTCTTGCCGGCGCTTTTCTCAATTTTATCATTGAGCTTATATACGTTATACTGAGAGTATGTCTCAAATTTGCTGGCGATGGCGGAGGCGCCATTGCCAATTCCTACAATAGATATCATAGATTCAAAACATCCAAGTCAAAATAGTTTTTTCCTGCATGTAAATTTACCATAAAGGTATCAAGCTTGTTGCGTGCAAAGATGTTCTTAATTTCCTTTAGTAGAGCACGGTCTTCGTCGGCAAGGTCGATTACTATTTCGTCGTGGACTATATGCGAAATAAAGGAGTTTTTGTTCTCCAAAAACTTGTCAATCGCTACCGCTCGATCTAGAACTAAATCTGCTGTAGTGCTTTGAATCAAATAGTTTAGTGCTTTCCATTCCGTAGTTGCGATTTGGCGCCCGAAGATAGTATTAATATAACCACCCTTATAGTACTTGTCAAGTGCTTTTTGTCGATTATAATGTTCTGTGTCAATCACCTCCGAATCCGGGTTATAGAGCCATCCGAAGAACAGTGTTTTTGCCTCGTCGCGATCAATCTTTTCGCCCTTAAATACGTTGGCAATGTTCCAACGGTGAATATCTTCTTGCGGCTGCTCTTCTCCGTTTAGTGCCAGGAGTGTGCGTGCTTCTGCTCCGTTGTAATCTAGTGATAAAAACCAATCATTATGAGGCTTTATGAGCCGCCGTAATTCCTTCTTCATCGTCAAAATTGGGAAGGACGCAGGATACGAGGCTAAGCGCCCGGTCACAGTTCCAAAAAGATTATAATCAATATGTTGAGGTCCCTTTAAAATCTTTTGAGCTTCTCGTCGTAGGGTGGTGCCCAAAAAAAGATTTTTGCACTCGGCATTATCTACTCGTAGAGTTTGGTACTTTATTTTGTGAAGCAGCTTTTGATATGCATCTAGCTGATCGTAGTTTTGAGGTTTTGAAATAGTATCGAAAACGCTCTTGGCTATTTGATTTTTAATCTCGCAAAAGTGCATCAGAAAATCATGAGGTATCAATTCAAAAACACAATGATCTCGAAAATCGATTTTTGCCACGTCAAAAGACTTTTTGTAAGCCAACATTTTACGGCGCGCTTTTGTCAGTTCTTTCTTCAGATTATCAGGACATAGTTCTTCCATAGGCGTGCCGTTGGTATAGAGCCACGCAAACTCCACTTCCCTGCCCTTTAAAGAACCAGAGTATTTCCAGGTGTGTGTAAGATCGGGTGGAAAATCCTCAAAATATAATTTTCCATCCGCATATACCCCTACACATCGTTCTTTATCATCAAGTGTGTGAAAAATCATAGAGCGTCTTGTTTGAGTTTTTTTATCCTCTCTCTAATATAACTCAAAGAGCCACGATAGTCAAATGTTTTATTCACAATTCGTTCAAATATATCGACGGCCTCCGACATGTCATGGCGACCTATTTCCAAACAATCATCTATTAAGAAATTTCTTTCTTGCTCCGAAAACGGAGACTCTTCTTCAAAAAATCTTATCGTTGCATAAAGGCTAAAAAAGTAAAAATCATCATATTTGTTATTAAGCCCATCGAGCGTATAGGGATATGGCCGACGTCGCACCACACGTGTAGTTCCATTCGAACACAGCACACCTTCATACACGTTTTGTTCTATCGAAAGATTATAAAGTCGCAACAAATATGCTTTAAAATTATTAAAATAGCGTACATGAGCCCCCTCATAAGGGTGTTTTAAAATCATATCGGTGGTTGTAAGACCATATTGCGCAGCGTAAGAGACCATGAAAGGACTTCCGATATCTGCCACCAGTCGCCATGGGATTAGCTGGTCTACCATAAACCCATATTCCTTGCATGCATTCAGAAAAAATTCCCAATTTAAGCTATTATAAAAATCAGTTATCTTTTCATCATCGTTAAATGGTTTCAAATCTGCTATTTCGACAACCAATCCCGAAACGCCCATTGGACAATATGTACTTTTAATGTATGCCGGCAATGTAAAAGGGTTTTTACGGCCGGTGGCTTGAAGAACGGGCAATAATTTTCCAATAAATTGATTGAAACTTAGAATATTTCCCTCGCTAGACTTCAAAAGCGATCCTATTGTCTCCATATAAATATTTGTGTGTTGGGTATAACGCCGCATAGGGCTTTCATAAGCTTTGTATATATCTAAAGTGCTTAAAAACCGCTCTCGTTTGGAGATTGTCTGGGCGTTTATGCATTTTTTAAATTGGGCCTGCAAGTCATTAAAGGCGTCTACCACAAAATTAAGTGCCTGCAGGGTGGGGCCGTCACCGTCGACCTTAAATTTTTTCAGGGTTGCTATGTAATTACGTGGGAGAATTGGCACAAAATGACGGTTAACGCGGCCATATAGGTGCTTTTCTGCGAAATTAAAATTCGTTAAATTCTTGTAGTCGGGGTTGAGCGTGTCCGTCCTATAGATCATTCTCTTATCAAAGAACTCTTTGGCACTTTCAACGTTACTTTCAACATAAAATACAGACATTATCTTTTTCCTTTAAAGTTAGTTGGCATCATTCGGGTGTGGGCTCGTCCATCACGTGATTTAGGGGCTCGCCATAGTACGAGTCTGCCCATGGGGCTTCAGTGCTCTCTCCGAAGCCGTAGGGATTATCTGCATTTGTTTCTCTACTGCTGTTTTCGCCCACCGTACATTTGGCCGGCCTCTCGGCATCTTCATCTACTTCTTTTGCGGTGGTTTTCTCGCTTTCGTCTGCTTGCTTTTCAATCTCTTGCACCCAGCGCGCCGTAATTGAGGTGTCTGCTTTTCCTGGTCCAAATGTGTGGGTGGAGCGAATAATCATATAGTAGCCTCCAAGTCCATAATCCGTCAAATTAGTTACATCGAACTGATCACCTTCTTTAACTTGGCCAGCGGTCTGAAAAACATCATATTTCATATTGGGGACAAACCCAAGAGGATTAACAAAGATATAACAACCAGGGTATGCAGCAACATTGGCAAAACAATTAATACTCACATTGTAAACTTCCCTTAATTGTTCTAATCCATCATATCCTCCTTGTTCAAAACGAGTCTCCTTCAGCCCGGGCATTTCGGTACGATTAAGTTTTATGGTTTTAACAATCCCTTTATCTTTACCAATTCTATAGTGAAAAACTCCGGATTTTGCGTCTGTTGATTCTATACCCTTCATCTCCCTAACTGGCTGAGCGCGCGCAGCATAGTAAACGAGATAATCATTCTCTCCAGACGCCGGATGGGATGTGTGCTTGCTAAACCCCGCTACATTCAAGAGAGGCTCGCCTTTGCTTTTATACCTTTTGATGTTGACCGCTCTCGCATATGGATCCTTTCGTTGAATTTTAGCCAACAAAGTAGATACCGTGTCTAAGTTTGTAGCACCACCGCCGCGCTTATAATCGGTCACTGTCGCCTGCTGAATTCTAACTCTTTGTTTCATGCCGGCCTCTCGGTCAAAGCAGGTATCATCATTTAAAAAAGTTCGCAAGAAAATATTGAAAAAATCATTTAAAAAAGTAGGGAGCGGATAGAAAACTTGATCTCGTTGAAGGGTTTTTTGTGTTAAAAATTCCATAAAATATTTTAAAGAGACTGGAAGATCTCCCAAATTAGGAAAACTGCTGATCGCAGCGTTGTCTGGGTTTATAATTTCTACGGGACCCAACAATACTCGAAGACGCTCAAAATTTTTTGCCATGCGCTTATATCCCTCTGTTTGTTCTTTAACAATTGCGGAGTCCAATATGCCCGCTGTATCGGCCGCCTTTATGTCTGAGATAATGGTGGTGCCCAACCCTCCTACCGTCGTGCCAATTCCTTCTAAAATAATATCAATCAAATCACTAACAAAGAAAAAGACTACAGGATGAGAGCCTGGATCGCCGGTAATTTGCGTGTTAAATAGGGTATTGGCAGTAGATTCTGGTACGCCCCCCGACGTATCTGCTACCACCCCATTTAGGTTGGCCGCGAGAGCGTCTTCTTGAACGTCTCCTTGAATGGTTTGAATATTCCATTGTACACTCTTCCGGTCCACAAAGGGTCCTTCTTGAATTATCTTGCTTAATACCGCTTGCGGAATGGAAATATATCGTACTTTGCCTTTCGATGTTAATTGGCGTACTAGCCAACTTAAAGCGCCGGTCTTGTCCTTTGCTATTTGTTCTTTGTCCGCCCTTCTCAGTTCTGCGATTTCGGAACTTTTGCAGTCTTGCGCTAGCGAAGCGTATTTTAATTTTCGGTTTAGCATACTTTTCAACACCTCCTGATCACTAAAAATGCTATATACCGGCTGATTATAAAAATCCTCCACAAATGCAAAATACTCGATTTCATACTTAACGCGCCCCAGATCGTCAAAATCAAAATTATGAATAACGGGCGTTAGGTTTAGAGTCACAAAAGATTGTTCCAGTGCTATGCGAGTGGCCTCGGTGGTGATGCCTGAGTTTCCCGGAGGCGTTTTCCACCCCACTATCGCTTTTAATCTAAAGTCGAGCTTTGACTGATCGCCGCCTTTGTTTTCATTTTTGGGAATATCTTTGCTCCAATTCTTTCGTTTCGCGGTTCCACCGGTCTTTAAGGCTAAATCCAAATAATTATATCCACCACGTGGCCGTATTAGTTCGTCAAAGGTGTTAGCAAAAATTGACAACTTGGCAGTAATGCTTTTCTTAACCGAGAATGGATTGTTCCCCTCATAGGTAAATGAAAAACTTTTAAGGCCGGCGCCATAACCACGCTTGGCCTTATTTGTGAATATGGATTCTCTCTTCCCTGTATCGGGGTTCAGTGCCGTCGTCTCCAAATACGAATCAAATGTAATGGGAATGGAGTGGTCGTTGCCCCTCGAATCTTTCGATACTTTAAATAATTTTATTTCTGGCTGTAAGGATGAAATCTCTGCGTTTGACATCTGGAATAAATCTTTCTGACTCGGGTATTGTGTTAACAAGTTCATGAATCCGAATGGTTCTCCACCAACCATTAAAGATGAATTCCCAGCGCCGTTATGATATGGAATTGGTTTGATTTCTGTTTTATCAACAGAATTCCCTTTGACGTCTAAAATATCCTTAATAAAAGCTAATAAGAAACATTGTTCGTTTATTTGGACACTGTTGCCGGCGCTAGTAGAACTCAGCCGTGCTGCTGCAGCGGCAGCCGCTTCCTCCGCGGCTTGTTTGATCCGCGCTGCGTCAGCTTTGGCAGCTTCGGCAGCAGCTTCGGCAGCTACCTCGTCTAATTCAGCTGTGCCATCAGAGCCTGTCCCCTCTGGGTCGGCTTCCTTGTCTGCCGCTTCGTCGGCCGTCATTTTGGCTGCAAGATATTTAGCGTAATCTGCTTGAGCTACTTGCGCTATGCTTCTATCCTTGAAGCGTGCAATTAGATCTTCGGCCGAGAGGCCTGCGGGGGTGCCCGTACTACCAATATTGGGGTAAGGCGAGTTGGGGCCCATGATGTCGTTTATATTCTGAATTAGAACGCCGGCGGCACTACCATAAATACTATCGTTCACGTTTGTCTGGTAGGTGCCGATGAGCGTCGGAAGTTTGCCCTCGGTCCAATTAGAAGGGCTCTCGTACCATGTTGTCTTATTATCATTTGTATAAAGGCTTTCGATTGCTTTTTCATACCAACCAGCGAGATCTTTGCGAAATACATCAGTCACTTGGTCGGGGGTTGTGCTTGTGCTCTTAAACTCGACACCCATTTTATAACCCCAGCGCCGATAGCACAGCGCCCAAATTAAGAGGGATTTGAATGACCATCCCGGGCTTTAAATGTGCTTCTGTGGGGTATCCATTATACCATGCTATAATCCACCAATAGCGCACATCTGCATAATATTGACTTGCAAGATTATAGAATCGATCTCCGTATCTCCAGATATGAGTGTCAACTTTGAGGCCCATGCGTACACCCACACCTGGATTGTACAGTTTTGGGGTGGCATATTGGATGATTCTTTTTACTCCTCGCTTCTCTCTTAGGAAACGGTAGTATTCTTTATCATTTGCTAATATTTGAGTGTTAGTATATCTTGATGCCATAATTTAATTTCCTATATTATTCAATGGCTTTATCGCCCGTCGACGGGTCCTGCTCGTCCGGGGTCAGGTACGGGACGCAATGCTCCTCCCAATAGAAATGGGTGTCGGCGGGACAGTCGCCTGCCTTTAATATCTGGGCCGCGGTGGAGTTGAAGCTAGCTGCGGCCATGTCTTGGGTGGGCTGATGGCGCGTCTGATCGGCGGCCGGCGGCTCCCCGTCTGAGCCGCCGGTACCTGTGCCTGCAGAACTGCCCGGGGGCGCGCCGTCAGTGGTCCCGGCGCCTCCTCCATCTACAGCGGTGTTTATTGCGTTGGGGTCGTCTGCTTGTGCGTTGTTGGTGTCTGGACTCGTGGTGGATTCATCAGTTAAAACAACGCCATATGGAAAAGTCGGACTCATGGGTTCTTTATCTTCGTTCCATCCCAGTGTTTCCTCATGAATGGGGGAAAATTCAATATTAATTTCGACCATTTTTGGAAGAATGGTGTTAGATTGTTTTTCAATAACACCGATGGCGCTGTTTTCTAAGTTGTGATTAATAGCAAGAGAGTTAATGACCCCTAATAATCCGGATTCGGCGTTTGAGGTGGAAGTATACTCCCAAAACACCTCCTCGTTGCTGGTGCCCTGCTGTGCCGAGGGGCGAGACTCCGATTGACCGAGTGAATTGGGCGAGACTCTCAAAAGGTTCATTACCTTTATTCTTACCAGCGGTGATTGTGCAATGGTTGTGGCACTTCCAGCCTCGACATAACTTGGATATAAAAATTGCGCTAGTGTTTGAACTTTTCCAAGGTTTTCATATGCCTCAGATATCGTGCCTGCTGGGACTTTAAGCGCCAAGGTAATTCTTCTATCTGTTTGCTTAAACATGTAGATTGGATCTGTGCGCCCAAAAACTACTTCGCGGGCCCAATCCGAACTGTACGTTTCGTTAAATGCTGTAATAAATGCCTTAAAATATATCGATCTTCCGCTTGGGACGTGATAAAACGAAACTACCATACCGTCGTTGTTGGCGTATGCGTCGGAGCCATCTACATAGTTGGGCGCCTGCATGATCACGCCGTCGCGTTCGAAATGTGCATGCTTGTGGCCCTCTTGCGCGGCGTCTGCAGAAGCTTTTACCTTGCCGGTGTATTTGTCGGCGGCAAATGTTTTGGTTGTATAATCCATTTTTAATTATTCCTTATCCTATAGTAGTTGCATAGCCCGTTATACCAGCAAAGCCGGCTGCAGTGCCAATTGTGCCAATCATCTCTTCTTTCACAAGTGCTCCATCAAGGTGAATCTGCACAATCACGGGAGCCTTTGTCTCGACGCCTGGGGAGGTGGCGGCGCCTGGGGCGCCGGACGGAGAAAGGATTTGATCCGCAAGACTCGGGGCTGTCGCGCCGGCGATTGTAGCTGCCATCATCTCGTGTTGGCTCACAATATTCTTTTGAATTTGGGTTATGAGGGTTTCGGCACGGACAAAAGGTTGTGTGATAGCCGCGTAGAGCGGCTCCTCTCCTGCTGCAATTCCATCTACTACGTCTTGTGCAAACTCAGACAACGATCCTGGCCGGAGCTTCTTTGCTCCCTCGTAGAGTCCTTTTTGAAGCGCAAGTCCTTGCTCAATGCCCGTTCTTGCTTGTGCCTTTTTCTCGTCGCTCGCCTGCTTCATCCACTCGGGGTCATTCAGCTTTGCGCGCAGACCCTTAACACGAGCTTTCGACTGTCTCATTTGGAGAAGTCTCATTCGGGATCTCTGGGCCGCTTCGCTGTATTTAGTGCCCTGTTCCTTGGCAGATATATCCACATAGCCCTCATCGGAGCCCAGAAGATCAGAGAGCCAGTCTGGTTTAATCTTCTTTCCGATCCACTCCCACCCCTTAGCCAAGCCTTCGAACATGCCGGCCATCGCAGAACTCATTCTATCGAAACCAGTTTTGGCCTCGTGCATTGGGGCTTGCCAACCGTCGAGTCCCTTGCCTGCACCATCGATGAAGCCTTTGATGGCGAACCCGGCGTCGACGAGGAGACTGGCCGGTCCAAGGACCTTCGCTATCTTGGGTCCGAGGGCTCTGGCAGCTGGTCCCCATCCTTTGACGACCTTGAGTATTTTGCTACTTTTTTCGCCAAGCGTGGCCATCGTGGGAATGCTCCTCTTTGTGGCTTCCACCGCAGCTCTCGACCATGTCGTAATCCCCTTCCATGCAGTCCCCATGCGACCACTTTTTGTTGCAGCCACCTCGGCTGCTTTTCCACCACCTTCTATCACTTTTGTAAAGTCGCGACCCCTTGCCAGCGCTCTCGCGGCTGCCGCGTCCAGTCTTGCTTGGCGCGCCAGCGCGGCGGCGTCAGCAGCGTCTTTCGCCTGTTTGGCGCGCTGGGCGGCGTTCCCGCCTGTAACGACTACGTCTTTCACGGCTTTTGCACCCTTGGCGCCCTTGCCGACGGCGGTAGTGGCCTGTGCCGCCGTCGTCGCCGCTGTTGCTGCTCTCCCTGCGCGCATCAAAGCCACCCACTTCCCCACACTCAGCAGCGCGCTGGCGCCCCATATGGCTGCGCCGGCAATTGCGATTTTACCTAAGTTTGCGGCAATTCCGCCGAGAGTATTTAAAACACCGGTGAGGTTTCCGGGTTTGGCTAGCCACTTAATTCCCTCTTTGGCAGTTTCGAACAAGCCTTCCAGGGCCCTTTTGCCTTCCGGGCTGCTCAGCCATTTTATAAACTCCTGAACTAAGGGCATAATCTCTTTCATGGGCTTAATCATCTTATATAGCTCTGTTTTGAGCATGTCTTGAACTGATTGCCAGTCGTGCGCTTTTTGTGCCATCGTCTCATAATCGGAGGCGTTTTTACCCATATTGTCGCTAAGAAGATCATAACGTCCGGACATCATTAGGGCCAATTCGCCCACATCTTTAAGCCCTGCGGCCTTCGCCATATAGATGCGCTGGTAATACCCCATATCGTCAAACGAACCTGCTGCCGACGAAACAGAGTCGCGGATCATATCGAATCTTGCTTTGGGATCTGTTTCCATCATAAGATCCATGGCATTAACAAAGTTGCCGCCCAAAGCAGCGTTTAACATACCAGCTTGCTTAGCGGCGCCTTCGAAAGTATCAAATTGTTCAGTAATCGCTAAAAGTCGTTGAATGTCAATGCCTGTGATCTTCGACGTCAGCGCCAAATCCTTAAATGCCTTCTGGCCCGAATGACCAAACTTGGTCAATGTGGCACCAGATTCAGCAAATGCAGAAGTCAACTGCCCAATATCCATTCCTATATTCTCTGCATGCGCAGTGAGGCCCCGCATCATTTCGGATGTGTCTTCGGCGGCGACCCCCATTCCCTTCGTGGCCCATTGCGCGCTTTTACCGAATGTTTCGTAAGATACGCCCATCCTGTTAAGCATTGTGGCGTTTTCTGCCATGCTCCGATAGGCCTCCTCATTCATAAAGGTGAAATCGGTGAAGGTTCTATATAAAACGGTTGCAGCTTCGGCTAATTGTTCGAATTCGTGGGTATATTCGCGGACGTTGGGAATGTTTTTCGCAATTCCCTCGGCCATCTTGCGACTCATGCCAGTATTTCGTTGCATGGCGCGGGTGGTGTTTTCAATCTTAAAACTCATCTCCACAATCATCTGCATTAAGTCAAAAATTATTTGAACATAAGAGAGGAACGATGCTTTTCCGAGTGCACCGGCAAATTTTAGCATCGATTCCCCAAAGTTCTTCCAGCCACCACTGGCCATGCCTTTCGCGGCTTTTGCGGCTTTGCCTAGGCCAGCGGCAATCTTGTTGACATTAACTATGGAACCTTTCGTGATTTTCATCGCTTGTCCCAATGCTTGCCCTAAATCTTCTGCGGCTGCAGCACCCTCTTTAATGGAGCTAGCCTGTTCAGCGTGAGCTTTGTTTGCTTCTTCAAGTCCCTTGATCTTCTTTTGCTGCTGATCCAGGTCCGTCCTTCCGTCAACAATCATCTGTCTCAAGATTTTCTGTTCCGCAGTAAGCAGCCTTCTTCTGTTTTCGGTGAGGAGCTTAGAAACTTCCTCTTTGGCTACGCGACTTTTGCTGGATTCAAGAATCTCGCTTAGCGCAATGTGCTCCTCTCTGAGCGCGCCAACGCGGGCCTCGGTCTTTGACACACTCTCTTCGCGCTCTAACTCAAGATCTCTTTTGGCTCTTGCTAATTGGTCTCTTAGGTCATCAATTTCAGCCACAATACGTTCTCCATCTTAAGACTCATTGATAATTAGTTTAAAGACAAAAAAGGCAAGACTATTCAGTCTTACCAAGTTGAGCTTCTAAGTGCGGGGGCATGGGAGGGGCATTTTCCGCTGTGAGTGCGGTGCCGGGTGACGACTGGCTCGTTGCGGCCTGCATTGCTTCTGCTTCGTCTTGTAGCTGTTGTGAAAGTCTTTGCACAAACCAAACTCGCAAACCGACGGGTAAATTATATGCCTCTGCAAAAGACCAACCACCGCTATATTTTAAAAAGAAGAATTGTTGGTAAACATTCTCCATGTATTTATCATTCAGGCCAAAAAAAGTCTGCGGAAAGCGGTACCTCCATGTCCTGCTCGTAGTCGCATTCTTCGCAACAAAATTCTTGATGCATATCGACATTCGGCATTGCAAGACGGTATACCGTTCTTAGGTGTCTGGCGTCGGCGGAGGGGACATTCTCAATCAAATAACGAATTAACTTCAAATCTGAAGAACCATTAACGGCCACAATCATCCCTTCTAATTGGCGCGTAACGTTCTTTTCTTGTCTCTTTTTTCGATCACCTTCAGAAAGATTCGAAATCCGTTCTTCATCATAACCGGTCAATAATTTAAAAGTTACTTGCGCGGCTGAACGCGGAAGAATAGTGGTGAAAGTGCTGTCGTCGTTTTCAACCACGTTAAAACCTTCAAATTCTCCACCAGCGAGCGTTTCTAATTCACCTAAATTAAAACTATATTTCTGCGATGTGCTGCAGCCCGGGCATGCGACCTCTGTAGAATATTCACTGCCATATGCGGCTGCTCGGGTAGCAATGATAATGGCGTTTTTATCTCCTAACAAAAGCGACTTTGGATCTATACTCTTGTCACAAATGAGATTGCGGATTACTCGATCTAGTGCGACTCCTTTCTTAAGAAGGGTACGAGACGTTAGAATGTCTTCTTCCTTAGCGGTCATCTGCTTAATCTCAATAGTATCTTGATTATGAAGCGGATGATCTTCGGGATAGTATCTTCCTTGCGACGGAAGATCGACAAATTCAGTGGGTACAACGAAAGAAAATGCAGCCGCTGTCTCTGCTTCGGCATTCGCCATTTGTTGAACCGGTGCTCCGGTGTTGTCGGGTTTTTTCTGTGTGGTACCGACACGACCTCTATTTCTGGACAATTTACACCTCTTTGTTAATTATGTAAATATTATATTATATATTTTTGAAAAGTTGTAGAATTTATTAGGCGCCCGAGGCAGCTTTGAAGAATTCTTTGCCTCCCGCGGCGGTGGGGGCCGCTTCCGCAGTCGCTAGAAGTGCCCAGTCATACTGGAGCGTAAGATCGATTTGAGTCAAATCATCAGAGCCGTACTCCAGTGAACCAAATTTTGCTTCGGTAACGAAGGCGTTATGCAGTTCCCACGTTTCCATGGCGACACCGGCGGCGTCCAACTGAATAATCGTTATTTTACCTAGAGAGTCGACAGCTTGGCCCTTTGACATGGTGGTTAAAGCCGTGGCGGCGCCGGGTGGGCTATACCCAGATTGCTGGACAATACTTGCCAAGAGTGCTACTGCGTCTGGATTTCCCGGATCTACAAGTTGCATGGAGACCGTTTGCCACTTAACAGCGCCGGGATAATAGAACGTATGATTAAGATACTGGTGTTCTGTGCTTTCAATAGTGAAAGACGGCTTATCGCAGGTTTTGGCAAACCATACCATGCCTCCATCACCAAGCCCCGTGTCAAGGGCGTTAATTAGAACCTTAAACCTAAAATTTCTTTTCGGCTCTTTAGTGGTAGACCCTGCGGCCTCTCCCCAGAATGGCATGATTTGTTTTCTCCTTTATCTGTTTTAATTAGTAGTCAAATCTATTTAATCCACAAAACTTGTGGTATTCGTCCTCTAGTCTTCGAATGACGCTCCCGTTGAAGTAATCACGAAATCAATCGCGATGTACTCAATAGCACGAGCAGGCTTCACCATAATCTTCGCATACATAATGTTCTGATCAATTAAGTCTGGTGTCGTCGTTGTTTCATCAAGGATGAGCTTATAATCTGTAATTCCATAATTGGTCATTGTCCGCTGCAAGAATGGCTCTACGAGCGCCTTGAATCGTGCCCATGTATTAGGCACATTCTGCTCGAATAGGATCCTAGTGGAAAGAATGGAAATCTGCTTCTTCATGAAAATTACGAGCCTTCGCACATTAATACGATCTAGGGCTGAAGCGCGCTCTTGAAGTGTTTTCTGACCAAACACCACAATTCCACTAGAGGGGAATGAGGCAATTGGGTTGATTCTTCCATCATATAGCGTATCACGGTCCTTGGAGTTCAGTCTCTCACTCACATTGGTAATGGGAATTCCAGCGGCGCCTTCGGTGAGGCCGCCGCGATTGAATCCTGCAGGCGCAAACCATACGGCAGTTGATTTTGCTTCGGAGGAAGCCAGCACACCTAACATAGCGACAGTAGGCGGAATCCACAATAGGGCGCCTGTGTCGTCACGGGTTTGGACCCATGGATAGAACGTAGCCCCGTAACTAGAGTCAAGGCGCCTATCCTTCAACGCGTTCGCAGCCGAGGTGGGTGTAGTCCCTATCCGAGTGGCCTTGTTGGCATAATAGCGCTCTGCTGGGGGGATATATACACTTGCCAAATCAATTAGGGCTAGTGCATCGGCGCGGTTCTCACACACTCGTACCATGTGAGTGGTAAGAGAGTCCAATGTCAGCCCGGGCGCAGTTAAGAGATTCATATTGATGAAATCTGGATCGGCCACCGAATCAAGAGCCCTGCGATATGTGTGATAAGCATAACTATTGTCTTCTGTGGATGAAGCATCCATTCCTTGATTATACATGGGATCGGGCTTCGTAATATCGAACCCATCAGATCCTCCCCAGAAGGGGGCCGTAAACTGGTTGTAGTTGGCGTTCAATAAGTCCGTATATGAGGCGCTAGTTACCAGACCAGAGGTGTCTGATTGTCGGGCGCCGGATACCCACTGGTAGCGCCCATCCGACCCTGAGATAATATCATCCATCGAGAACACGTATGCATAATCTACGCCGGTCGCATCTTGTGGGTTTATAACCGGATCATTGGCCAAGTTCGCATACAGGAGCATTTGTGGATCGCCTAAGCCGATTCCCGCTGATGTGCTACCGGTTTCTCGGGTGCTGGTCATCCCAAAATAAGCGTCTGTAGGGTTGGTTAGTTTACCGTTGGTGGCATATGTTCTCAACCTAACTTGAGGGAAGCTCAGCGCAAGATCTAAGGTTACCCCTGTGCCGGTGACAAATGCGCTTCCGGAGAAGCCGGTGCCAGCGCCCGCGCCGTGGTAAGATGCATATGAGCCTCCGCCGCCTTGAGTGCGGCGAGCATATATAAAGCGACCAGCGAGGGGGTGCGTAGCTGAAGGACCAATCGCTGACTGAATATCAAAAGCACTGGCTCCGGCTGTTGCATCTACACTAAGGTGCTCTACGTTCGTAAACTTGGGAGGACCAAAGTAACCAAACGGCAGTAGAGCCGCATCCGTAGCCCCAGCTTCGACGTCGGAATTAGTCTCCACTCGAACCATCTTGGACCGATTGGGGTATTCGCCATATGTCTTGAGTCTCTTTTGGTTATTATCCCACTCAGTATACTGATCACCAATTCGTCTGGTAATAAAGTTGGGTGACGTAGGATCGAGGTTTAAATTATCAAATCTTTCCAATACCACAACATTGTTGTCTGTATCGAGAAGACTTCGAATGAGGAGCGAAAACGTCCCATACTCATTAGTAGTAGTGTTGGGCTGGCGCAGTCGCGAGATTGAAACTTTACAATTCTTGTGTAGCCACTCTCCATATCCACGTCCAACGAGACGGAATAACTTTTGCATATTTTGCGGATAGAAATTGGCCGGGGGCCCCCGATCTTGGCCGATGAACCAGCCGGCAATAGCGTCTCTTGATGGTTGTGTGGACATGTTAGCGGGGCCCTGATCAGCCGTGCCGCTAGCGGCGATAGGATAAACAATGCCTACCAAATTAGTCTTTGTAGCTAGCCCTTCATCACGAAGATCCTGTTCGAATGACTCTCCGAGCCAGTAATCCTTTTCTACACTAGAGGGGTAGAATGTCTGAGAGGCTTTAAGTTGTGGGTTGGTATTTAGCTTCTTCCGAACAAAGTTGCTAGAAGCGTCATCAAAGTTAATGGAGGCGTTTGTAGTTGCGTTGCTTGTGACAATTTTCACATGGAAGAGGCCGTTCGAGTCCGCATTAATAACGGTTCCGATAGATGCCGTTGTCGCATATCTGTCCCAATGGGGTATGTCGGGGACACCCGCGCCCGCATCGCCGGCGGTACCGGAAGTCGCAACACCGCCGTAAATTGAGCCCGAAAGGAGGGGAACACCATTTTGCGTATAAATAATTGCGCCAAGAGAGGCGGTGGCGGACTGAGCCGCGGAGGATCCAGATTCAAACACCCAGAGCCCGTATGCGCCGCCGGCGTTAGAAACACCTACACCGCTAGGATCGTTATCAGTTTGCCAGCCGGCTGCAGCGGTTCCACCAGCAGCGCTGCCTGCGATGGTTTGTTCGCCAAGCAGTCGAATATAGGTGAGAGGGG